CGCCAATAGAGATACCTACCATAGAAGATAGTGACCTTCCTACTTATATTCCTTCACTAGTATCTCCACCGTTACTGCATGATTTAGCTGTAGCAATAAGACCTACTATTCCATGTGAAGATATCATGCAGTTAAGTGCAAGACATAACAGAATAAAACGTACCATAGTATACCTTACTCTTAAAGAGGTGTTAAGATAATGACAGACCTTAAAATCCTTAAAGACAGCAACATACTTAAAGATATTCCTAACCAAATGCCAGATGTAGATGCGTTATTAGATTCAATAGAATTAGAAACTGGTAGCTTCAGCTTCGATCACCCTGGTAGCGACAGCGATCCAGCCACCTTAATAGTCCCTATCGATCCTATAACTCTTGTTAATCTTCCTGATGATGAGATTGATCCGCGCCTTAAACTCCTATCTCACAGCTCTAGAACACTGCTACATACTTGTCCTAGAAAGTACCAACTGTATAGACTTTCTTCACAGACTGCGGCAGCAGATGAAATAAAGGAAACTGAGCAAGGTGTAACCTTTGCATACGGCACAGCAGTAGGAGTAGGGGTGCAATCCACCTTAGAATCTAAGACAGAACAGCAAATCTATCTAGATACTTTCCTATCTTGGGACGTAGATCTCTTAGATGAGACTCCTAGACAGAAGAAATCATTCTGGCTTGCTATGTTTGCAGTACAGAAGTTTATATCTCTGAGAGAATCAGGCTTTCTAGATGAATATGAACTTGTATATTATAAAGGTAAGCCCGCAGTTGAGCTAGCATTTCAAATTCTACTTCCAGAAGATTACAGGTATAGAGGCTTCGTAGATGCAGTCTTGAAACACCGATCCACTGGGGAGATAATGATACTTGAATGTAAGACTTCCAGCGGCACTGCCAACAGCTCTACATATAAAAATAGTGGGCAAGCATTAGGTTATAGCGTAGTCTTAGATATCCTGTTCCCAGAAATGAGCAGCTACACTGTGCTCTATCTAGTTTATGAGACTAAGTCTATGAGCTATAAAGAACTCCCATTCACTAAGAGTCTGCTACAGCGGGCACTGTGGCTGCAAGAGCTTCTTATAGATACCCAGATAATAACCTTATATGACTCCTTTGATACTTATCCAATGCAAGGGCACAGCTGCTTTAACTTCTTTCGTGACTGTGAGTATCTAGGACTCTGTACACTATCCACTAAGAACTTAACCAAACCACTCACAGCGGAACTTCTTTCTAAAGTAGAAGAAGATTTAGAACGCTATGATTTCACCGTAGACTTCTATGATCTAATAGAAGCACAGATAGCAAAAGGAGATATATAGATATGAATACCCTAGATAATATAAATACTGAAGATGAGAATCTTTATGTGTGGGTATGGAATGAGATCCTTAAATCTAAGCCTGAGTTGGAGTACTTATTATGAGCCCCAATAGCATTCACTCAGTAAACTTACATGCTCTGAATCTAGCTTCTCGTCTCGCTACTCCTAGTCCACTGCATAGAATGCAAGCACAGCAGTCACCACTAGATGCGCAGATTGAAACCCTGGAAGCTAGGATAGACTTAATGCAGATAGTAGCAGCGGGCGAAAGAGCTAAGATAGAAATCCTGCGAGATGAGCTTACTGAGCTGCGTAGTCAAAAGTTCTCTCAAGAATCAGAAGGCTAGAGACCGCACCCACATAGGAGACACTACCAATGGCTAAACCTATCGATATCAATACTAGGCGCGAACCAATACCAATCACAGGGAATATGGATTTAGATCTAGATCTCTGTAAGAATGGCGCCGAAGTAGATAGAGTAATTAACTTCTACGTGTGCTTAAACCGAAAGCAGAATAAGAGAGTTGTAATTCTCCACTCTATAGCTTGCACCTTAAGTCTTATAGCACTGGTATTATCATTATGGCTAAACTAAGTACGCAATCCTCCAGCGCAACACATAGGATCATAATCTACGGAGCACCTAAGACTGGTAAGACACAGCTTGCAGGGGATCTAGCAGAGTTCTATAACCTCTTATGGTTTGATTTAGAGAATGGACATGAAACTTTATTTAAACTTCCTATAGCCTGGCAGGAAAGGATAGAGCTTATTAATCTTCCTGATACCCGCAGTTATCCAATAGCAATAGAAACATGCCTTAAAGTTATTAAGGGTCCTGTATCTATCTGTGAGGCTCATGGAAAAGTAAGTTGTATGATCTGTAAAAGAGAGGAGGCACCTACTGTAGATGTCAATCTTCCTGCATTAGATCATAACAGCATAGTAGTATTTGATTCTCTTACTCAGCTTACTAATAGCGCCATTGCTTTTATAACTAAGAACCAATCAGATGACTACAAGCTTAACTATGACGATTGGGGAAGCTTAGGAAAGCTTCTTGATATCTTCTTATCTCACATACAGCAAGCTAGATATAATGTCATAGTTATATCACATGAGACTGAGGCAGAGACAGAAGGTAAGAAGAAGACTTTAGTGCCAGTAGGAGGGACCAGGAACTTCAGCCGTAACGTAGCTAAGTACTTCGATCATGTTATCTATGCAGAGAGGAAGAATAAGAAACATGTATTCGCTTCTTCTACTCAGTATGCTACTAATATACTTACAGGATCTAGAACAGATGTATCAATGGAAGGAGCTAGTAAGCCTAGTTTACTTTCTATATTTAAACCTTCCAATGACAGTAATACCGATGATACCAAGAGTTCCAATGTCGAAAATAATACAGAAACTAAAGGAGGTAGTGGGGCTTCAGATATCCTAGCCAGATTAGCAAGTAAGAGATAGATAGCTAGATAGCTACGCACTAATACATTAATACCAATACACTAATCCAATAACTTAATATAGAGAGAAATAACATGTCAGATATTAACTTAGATAGCCTTTTAGATTCAACTCTTGATGACCTTAATGATCTTCCTTCATTCAAGCCATTCCCAGCTGGAGCACATAAGCTCTTAGCTACTCTTGAGATTAAAGAGATCAATAATAAGCCAGCAGTAGAGCTAGGGTTTAAGTACGTAGAGCCTATTGAATTTGCTAATCCAGAGGACCAGGCAGCACATGACGCAGGTACAGGTGTTAAAGCAGGTGATACTTCTAACACTATGTTCATACTAGATAATGAGTTCGGACAAGGTAAACTTAAGCAGTGTGCAATACCTTTAGGTGAAGCACTAGGTACCGGAGTACTACGTGAGATCATTGAGCAGACTAACGATATGGAAGTTATAGCTGTTACTGGTCAGCGCGTTGATAAGAACGATAAGGATAAAGTATATCTCGTAGTTAAAGAGCTTGCTGTAGTATAAGCTAGCAGCTCCCAGCTAGAGGCTCGGTACAGGAAACTGTATCGGGCTTTTTTGGTAAGAGCTCCTAGTAAGAGCTCCTAGTAAGAGCTCCTAGGAGATAGCAACTATGCAGGTTTTAATTTGTCGGAGATAACTATATGAACTGGGTGAATGAATTAGAGCAAGATGAGCGAAAAATTTTAAACATGTTGGCAGGCAATTTAGATTTGCCGTATCTAATAGAGTACAGAAACAAAGTACATTTTTTACATGACGTTTATTCAAGAATTGCTGAGTCTGGAAGTTTAGCGAGACAGTTATCAAATGCGCTTAACGCTAAGTAATGTCGAAAAGGAGTAAGTGTCGGAGGTTTGAGTTATGAGTACATTTATAAAAATAGCGTGTGACCAGTGTCATAAAGAGCTTGATGTAGATAGCATTACTCAAACCTCCGAAATGAAGACGTATTCGACTATGGATGGGGTAAGGTGCACAAACACGATGAGCATTATTGTGATAAGTGTTGGCCCGAGTACGCAGATGAAAACCAGATAAGCCCACATAAAACATGCACCATGAATTGTGGCAAGACGGCTTCGGACATTCGGTCATGGGAAGAAATCAAGAGCACCTGTGAAGATTGCCGGGAAGCAGCATTAAAAGAGAGGAAATAGCATTATGCCCGCACCAAGCAATGCACTAGCAGCTCACATAACTAAACTAAGAGCTAAGGAAGCAGCAGCACCAGCTCTAGCCTTAGCCTCCAGCAATAACTTACTATTCTGGGGGACTCATGCAGATAGAGAATACTTACCGCACCTTAAAGGTTGCGTAGGCTCTGCAACTGTATTCCTGCGACTGGATAAGATCACCACCATCACAGCAGTCACCTTATACTGCAAATCTAAAGGAGTCACAAGAGTAGTATCTACTTCTATAGAACTGCTGAAGAAGTTACTAGTATGGGATAAGAGGAAAGCACCATCTCTAGCTAATTATGCAGGAAGCTACTTCACTACTCCAGCTCTTAAGTCAGAAGGACTAGAAGCAGGATCTCCTAAGATAGAGATCATATTTATACAGCCACTT